ATATGAGACATCCTAAAAAATCTAAATACAAATCTGTAGTCATTAAGAAGAAGAGATATTACTTCTATAAGATCACGTGGTTGGACATCACGGGTGACAGCGGCCACGCAGACTTACATACAGCAGAAGGTTTTATGCCATCAGAGATGGTTACTCACGCTTACTTACTTAACAAAGATAAAAAGAATGTAAGAACCTTTGCAAGTTATGAAGTTAATGATGAATTATTTAGTGATAGAAATGTATTCCCTAAAGGGTGTATAATACGTATGGAAAAAATAAATGAAAAATAAAATGGAACAAGAACAATCTGATTTGAATGATAGCTACAAGCAATCATTAAGAAACAGAGCAGAAAGAAATCCTACACTGACAGATAATATGCCTAACGTTAAATGGGATCAACTACCACCAAGGAAAGGACCTGACTCAAATGGAATACAAGCCAGTTATAAACAAGTGGTCACTAGTAAGAAAGTTTCCAAGAAAATTATATAGTAGAGTTATTACTACTCTGAATCATTATCAGGGTCTGACTCTTCTTCTGATTCTTTTACTTCTGCTGTTGGGGTAACATCTTTTATTTTATCTTCGTAAAAAGAATTAAACTCTTTGACTAAATCTTCTTTAGTCATACTATCTAACTCTATATTTATATTAGTGTTGATGTTTTCATTCTTATAATAACCCATCACCTTACCTCTATTCTCTTCTGCTCTTTGAGCTACAGAGTATGTAGAAGGTTGCTGCATAGATACATTTTTAATTTTACCTAGGTCTTGCATATGAATTGATTTGTTTATTCTAAAGCGCAGCTCTTGTTCTTTCTCAAGCTGTTCAATATACTTACCAACTAAAGGATACATTCTTCTATTTAATAAATCAGATGCAGTACGACTTGATCTTGTTTTATAGCCTGCCTCAAACGCACATTGAGTATTAGTTTTGTTGCCTCTCTCCCACACATATAACTCTGCAAAATTCTTTTGTCTTTTAGTTAATGTAGGTGGTCTTCCTTTTGGCCTTTTTGCTACTTCTTCCATAATGCGTAAAGTATATCAAAAAACCCCCACTTTTGCAAAATAAGTCACGTTTAACTCACGTTTTTATTTACATTTGCTTCACGTATATTATAACAAATCCGGTGAAACCAGAGAGCAAATTTTGGAAGTTAGTTAAGAAGAATACACCTCAAATTCAGTGGACAAGACTGGAATCTTGGGCATCCTTTGGTGTGCCAGATCTATTGGGATATAACGATTCTTGTGGTTTTTTTATGGTTGAGCTTAAGGTAGTTCACGGCAACAAAATTCACTTCTCTCCTCATCAAAAATTGTTTCACTTAACTAGGACCAAACGTGATTTTATCCTTGTTAACCAGCCTTCCCTTAAGCTGGTTAAATTATACGAGAGTAAATCGATCCACGGTCTTATAACCGATCATCGCGAAACACCTTCCCTCGCAATCAACGATTGGGACCACATTCAACGCTGCTTGCTAGCGTCCTCATCTGACGCTTGATCGCTTGCTTGCTCGCTCCCCTGCTCGTGGCTCGTGGGCCCACCCGCCCGCCTACTCGCTCGCTCGCTCGCTCGCTTGCGCTCGAGCTCCTGTTCGCGCTTCGCGCGCCTGCGCATCTCTTCATAATATTTGGGGTGTTTGAATACTAACATTGATATTTAAAGTTTTTATTTATTTTAAATATATACTTTTTATCCTTATAAACCCAATGGCCTAAATCATTATTATGACCATAGCCCACAACATATATTTTTTTAGAAAATCCCTGCTTCAACATTTTCTTATCTGGTTCTGTTAATGGTGAAATTATCATTTTTATTTTTTGTGGGGGCGCTGTGCTGGCAAACTACCCCGAGCCGCTTCACCCCCTGATTTACATATGCAACTACTGTAGTCAACAGCCGCCCTAAAGCGTTTTTGTTGCAAGGTTAAATTTTGTTTAGTGTTTACCATATACCACAGTTTGAACTCTTTTGTCCCAGCACTTACGGCAACTATTACACTTGCCGCCCTGATCCGGAGCGGGGCAGGTTCTATTGTCTGAAGTTGTAACGCCTGACTCGTGGCTCCAAGCGCTGGAGCTCGGCCCGTCTATTTTAGATCTTGATAATCTTATAACTAAATTTTCAGGAACTTCTTTTGGGTCCGGTAAGAATTGGCGCTCTTGAGTCGGTAACCAGTGGCGCGTGTTAGGTGTTAACCTTACAACCTCTAAAATTTTGGCCATATGCTCGACGCTTTGAACATCCCCGGCGTCGTGCCATCTAAACCATTTTTGATTTTTAATTTTAGCGGCCATCGCTTCAACCCATTGCGGGTGATTGATTGCTTCAAGTCTTCTATATTGCGCGGCTTTAATTGCTGGGTATCTTGTATAGTTACCCTTCAGGGCATAACAACCAAAGCAAGGTGTGCCCGGAATTTTTGCAAGCTTGGCCCCGGTCTTGCAGGCCCACGCTGGCAGGCTATAAGATAGCCCCGGCATCTTGCTGGTTTTTGTAAAACTGTCCGTAATTTTTTTAGCGTCTTTTATTAACATAAATTATCCTTTCTTATATTATCCCATAATAATTATTAAACTTACTTTGTCAACTTTTATTTTTTTATTGACAATGCTGCTTGAGACCCTAGGGCCCACCCTCCCCCCCGGCTCGCGAGCTTGCGCTCGCGCTTCGGTAAGTTAGGATAATAACCTGATCGGTGGTGAGGACCCAAAGCTCAACCCTTGCGGGTGTCCTATACCTCACTTTGTTATCACGGTAACACCGATCCCAGGTCCATTGCTATTGACCGTAGTCAATACTAGTGGCAGTCATTGTAACCCACAATGGACCAGGGATCAGGCCGGAACTCTTACGAGTTCCGGTCCATAAATTCTTTAACTTTTTTTGTCGCCTCCTCCTCAATCTCGGCGTCGGATTTTGAGAACCAGGGCGTCCCCTCATCAGGACCGCCGCTCACAATTCCGCCGAAATATTTTTGCTGAAGCTCTTCAAGGGCGTCTTCATAAAGACACTCTTCTAATTTAATTACTAGTTGATCGCTCATATTTTGAAAGCTCCTCAATAGTTTTTTTTTGCTTCTCTTCTAGCTCTAATACTTTAGTAGCTAACATATTTAATTGTTTTTGTGTATCGTGTAAGAATTCAGCAAGTTTGTTTATACCATCTGCATTCTTATTGATCATATCTAAACTTTTTAGACTGACCTCTTGCATTGTTTTTAACATTTATTATCCTTTCTTTTTTTGTGGTGGTTTGAGTTTTTTAATCCGGATACCACCAAACGGGATATAAATACACAATAACAGAATATCCCATATAGTCAACCCCTTAAATAATTTATTTTCTACCTATAGTTGTGCTCGTTACCTCGGGGCCCACCCTCCCCTAAAATAAAAATAAATAAACATTTGACTTAATGTTTTAATAGTGTTATAAAATCCCATAATAAAAGAAAGGATAACTAATGACAAAAGCAATGATGCAAAAATGGCAGCGCGACTGGTTCGTTAAAGAACTAGACCGAGACTATAACCCTTTAATTCAAGCTGCAGAATTAAAGATCAAATCACTTGAAGCAGAAGCAATAGAGGTTGCAGAAAAAAACCTCGCAGATGATATAGGGGCAACACCTATAATTGAAGAGCTACAACAGGCCATTGATACTGTTAAAAGTAAAATGAGTAAAGCGCCAGGTTCTTTAGCACTTCCAAAGTAGCCAGAAAAAAAGATATTAATTATAAGTTTAAAGAAAAAGACTTTGATATATCTGGTTATGGTGCGAATAGAATAACACCGGAGGATTGCTGGGAGCAGATAAGAGACTGGGCCGGTGATCTTGCAAGGAAGCAGATCGAGAAGACCGAGGAAGGTAAGGCATTAAAGATATTAGAAGATAATAAAAGAATATCTTTAAAAGATATAATGGAAGCAGGAAGCCCAGCAGATCTGCGAGATAAGCTACAAGCTAACCTAAAGAATGACGGCTTGACTTGGAATAAACAACAGAAGGCGCTACCACCAGCAGAAGGGACAACTATGAATTAATACTTGACACAACATCTAGTGTGTAGGCTGTAGCCTACACACTATGCAATAACTACATAGCTCGAGAACTCTGGGCCCACCCACCCCGAGGGGTCCCAGGCCAAACTGATACAGGCTCGCGAACGATGGGCCCACCCACCCCAAACCAGATAGGGATCCTAAAACATATACCTATAGAGTTTGATTTAGACTTAAATATAGGGTAAATTT